ATCCGATGACGGGTGCTGACGGTGCCAAGATCAACTTCAACTGTCTCGACTTCAGTGATCGCCCTGCTCAGAACGAGGAGGAAGAAAAGCTGATGAAAGACGTTGCTGCGTGGCTTGGCAGTGACGGTACAAAACATGCAGCCAATGCGCTCAAGAGCAGCATCCCAGGTGCTGACCTGATAGAGCTTCCGTTAGGCAGTGATCATGCGGCACTCAAAGCAGAGTTCGCCTCCACGCGGGGTCCAGCCGCTGAGCGTACATTCGCCTCCGCCGCTCCCGAACCTAAAGCTATTGCTGCTGCCGAGCCTCCTTCACCTAAGGGCAAGAAGGTTGAGCTTACGGAAGAGCAAGCAAAAGCACTCGGGATTGATTTTTGAGCTACCCTGATTAGGAAGCCAAGGTAGCGACCTCCGCCAGGGGTCGCTTTTTTTTATGCGAAAAAAGATCAACGCGTATCACCTCCGCATCGACTCACAATGGGTTTCGCTTTTTACCGAAGACGTGGGCTTCGCTGAACTGCTCGGACTAGCAATCAGCAAATCCAAGAGAGCTAACTGCGATTGGTACAAGAGGCGCCGTAACAGACGATGCAACTCAGTGCTCAATCAAAAGCAAAAGCGGCCTCTTAAATATCTCCAAGCCGCACTCGATCTTTTCAGCACATACCTCAATGCCACGCGGGCGGACAAACCCGTGGTGATCCTGCCGCGAAACAACAAGACTGCAGCGTTGGCTAAGTACTTAGTCCGCTACGGTTTCAGCTCTTTTCAACAGGATGGGCAACAGGTCTTTGTTCTAACAGCTCATCAAACGCAGGCAACATGACATGATTACGAGCGCACCAGCTAGACAACGCCGAAAACAAACGCTTGTTAATCAGCGACTGCTTATGAACCATCTCGAAAATCTGCATCAACCCATCCTTATCCAACTTCTTCGCGTCCATCATGACTCGTTGATGTAAGAACTTCTGTTCTTGACTCATCCAATCGAGTTCCATAGTGAAACGGGATGTTTTATCAACCTTAATCACAGAACCGGTTCTTGAGGTCGTCGTTTGCTAAGCTCCACACATTCTTCCGTTTTGCACATGGCATCGTTTTACACCATCCCCGAAGGCGTCACCCACCAGCTCATCAAACACACGTATATACAAGGCTCAGTTTTAGTCCCGTACGACCCCGAAGATCAACTCACTACTCAACTGCAGGCTCATAACATTACCGTAACGACAAACCGCGATGAGTCCAATCTGGTAAACCCAATCTGGTGGACAAGCATCCGCGATATGGGTTACGACTGGGTGGTCGCCAACACGACCGGGCTCGGTGAATACAGTGAATACATCCTCGACTACGGGATTCAGGTAGCTACAGAAGGCATAGCCGTTCTAGATCGTCTGTCGTTTATAGAACCTGTCGCTAAGCGTAGAAATTTCTTGCTTGCCAACAAGCTCACGAACATGGTGGTCTTGTCCCCACGGCCTCGTTTTAGTTCGGTGAGCAACGCTCGTGACTCCGTAACTAGCTGCTGGTTTGTCTTCCAGCAACCGGATCGCTGGATGGATGGCACACACGTGTCTTACGCTGTAAATTGGGACGCAGCTCAAACGCTCCCTCCCCTCAATGACATCACAGGTAAGTAAATTAGACAAGTTCCAACGCTCTGTGTGCGACAGGCTAGATCGTACCAATGAAAAACTCGATCAACTTATTGCCCTTCTGGTATCACAACAGTTGCTCCAGGAGTGCGTCGACCCCGAGGGACAGGTACGCTCTGCCGAAGAGTGCGCGGGAGTTATTGTTGAGAGTTATTCAGCAGGGCTTTGCCTCACCGAAGAACTAAACAGTCGTACGCGAGATATCGAGTACCAAAAATCTGAATTCTTTGTGGACGGTGAGGNAGAGGAAGAAGAGTATGGCCAAGAGATCGATGAGGACGATGATGACGACGATGAGTTGCCTCCTCCCGGTATTTTTGCCATGTCGTTCTGATTTAGTGCAGTAGGATGTGTCCAAGTTGACACACCTTAAGTGTCCCAAACACGACTGACATTAAACGGGCTACGGCATTACAGATGCGAAGGAGTTGATGTACCGCTTCCGTCTGTAACAAGCGTATTATCTGCCACGCAGACGGAAGAAACTCGCAAAAAATTAGCGCACTGGAACCTGGCTAACCCTGGCGCTGCAGATCAAGCTGCAGAGAGGGGTACATGGATCCATAACAGCGTAGAAAATCATATTCGTGGTTTAGCTGTAAGCCCTCCAACTAACTATGCACCCTACTGGAAAGATGTACCGGAAAAAGTAGACGAGTTGTTAGAGAACGGCCGTGTACTTTGGAGCGAGAAACCGTACAACAAACCAGAATGGCACAAATACGTTGGGGCTGACGGCGTAGGACGTCTCCACTACTACGACTCTCAAAAGGAACAAGGCTACGCTGGTTGCCCCGACATCATCTACGAAGACGGTAACGGTGAGTTGATTCTGGGTGACTTTAAAACCAGCAACGGTCCTTATAGTTATAAATTTCCCAGCTCTAAAGCAAACATCGAGGAGAAACTGAAGAAGTCTTTGATCTCTGGTGTTTTCAAATTAAAGAAAACAAAGCTGCAGTTAGCTGCGTACGCAATCGCAGCGGAAACCTGTTTAGGTATCAAAATCAATAAAACTCAAATTATCGTCAGCACCGCGATCCCAGAATTTTCTGTTCAAGTGTTTACTTTCAGCTACGACGATTTGCAGAAAGATAAGCAAATGTGGTTTGAAGTCTTACGTAAGTTTTATGAGACTCAGCTTGGATAGCCTCGTGTTTTTTGTTTAAAACCCGGCGGCCAAGCGGGATCCGTGGCACAATGGCTCTGCGCAGGGGACCCATGTCTTTTTTCTACTCCAAAAATCAAAAAGTTCGTCAATTTGTAAACCCCAAAACTGGAAAGATAAATCCAGGAGGAAACTTCAGATCATTCAATGAAAACTGGGAGGCTTCAGAAGCCGACGTCCAGACCATTGCCGAGGCCACGGCTGCCGGTGACGGGCTCTGCGCGTGGCACTTGCTAAACGGTAAAAGAATCAAAGATTCAACCGGAACGATTAAAGCAGGGCTTGTAATTATCGACATTGATAATCAAGCAGATCATAAAGATGAAGATGGCAATAAGGTTCAGAAACAGGAACTAACCGTAGAGGAAGCTCTCAAGTTAGATATCTGTAAAAAGTATCTGAGCTTTGCGTATTATTCGCCGAGCACATCCGAAGGGTGGCCTCGCTTCCGTCTTGTATTTGGACTAGAGCATCCCGTCCTGGACCCAGACTTTTACCAGTGGTTCGTAAGGACAATCGCTGAGCAGATCCCTGGATCAGATCGCCGTGCTACACAAGCTGTCAACCTATTTTACGGCGGTAAAGCCCCTTCAGATCTCATATGCACAACACCTAACTTCATACCCTCTACAAAAATCAACGAGGCGTTCGCCGCCTACAACTTGATCCCTAAGGAGGACAAACTCGACGACGATCCGTTTGATGCCCTAAATCTGGACACTGCAGCAGACGGGCTCGACCTGAGCGTGCTGCTGAGCTCCTCTGTCAGAGCCATGCTCGACGGGGCTGCAGTGGAGGATCGATCCTTCAGCATGACCGTGGCTCTGAAGGAAGTGATTGGGTGGTCGAACTGGCTGAGCGCCAACGAGATCCCTCTTAAGCAACGACCCCTTGACATATCGCACCAGATCTTCGAGAATATCTACGAGTACGACCCAGCCCTCGATGGCAAGTTCAACCGGATCCTGGGGAGCATCAACGATGCCTCCACGCTGCTCCCAGCTGTCGCAATGGCAGCGGAAGAAGGCGGTGATGCCGCATGGAAAAAGATAAAATATGTAGATAGGGACCTGTTCGACGCCAAGTGCCCTGACGAGACCAAACAAAAAATCAAAGCGAACAAACCGAAACCAGTTAATTCAATTCTCAGCTTTGACGAATTCGAACTAACTGAACCCAAAGAACAAACTTCAACATCAACAGTCACAACAGACCCACCCGAGATGACGACGACACCACAGACTCCGGCGCAGCTTGTTCAGCTGCAGAACAACAATCGACAATTCTCAGAGAACGATATCGCTGAGATCATCGTCAGCAACTACGGTGATTCGTTCCTGTTTGATTCCAGCCTGGATGAATTCTTTACCTACGACGAGGACGAAGGTGTCTGGTATCTGAACGACGAACAACATATCAAACGGCGTATTGTAAAAACCCTAGATACTTTTATTCAGGCTGGCATCCTTCCTCGCTACAACTCTGCCACGGTCAATTCGGTTTTCCAGCTGCTGAAAGCCAAGCTGCTGCGCTCCGTACGGGGCGGTCGCTCNTCGATCTGGCAAACCAACCGGGGGAGAGTCGCATTNGGCAATGGTGTGCTCGANACCAAGACCCTGGAGTTCAAGCCNGGTAACGATAAGGAGCTGTTCTTCCAGACCAAGNTGGCGTTTGAGTTCAGCGAAGACCCGACCTGCCCTAAGTTCTTGACCTGGCTGGAGTGGGCAGTTGGCGTCGATAAAGTTGTCATCGTCCAGGCGTTCTGCCGGGCTGTACTGACGGGATATACAACAGGTGAAAAGTTCCTACACCTGATCGGTGCTGGTGGTTCAGGTAAGTCCACGCTGCAGCAAGTGTTGATTGCTCTGGCTGGTTTCAGTGGTACGCATACGTCCGACCTCGAAACAATCGAAACCAACCGCTTCGAAGCTCACAGTCTGATCGGCAAACGCCTGCTGCTTCTGACTGACGAAGCTTCGTTCAGCAAGCGCCTCGACACCCTGAAAAAACTGACCTCAGCCTCCGACACGCTGCGGGCAGAGCGTAAGTATGGCACTCAGGTAATCAACTTCAAGCCTGAGCTCTTGGTGTCGATTGCCAGTAACGAGCACATCAGCTCTTCCGACATCAGCAGTGGCCTGGAGCGCCGTCGCTTGACGATCATGATGAACAACGTGGTTGCCCCTTCAAACCGGCGGAACCTCATCAGCGTCTACCCTGATCGCGTTGAGGGTGAACTGGCAGAGGAGCTGCCAAATATCGCTGCCTGGTGTCTGTCGATGTCGTTCGATCAGATGCGCGACACCTTGGCGAACCCAGTGAAGTACTGCCCAGACCTTAACGCAACCAACATCGAAGCTCTGATCTTTAACAATCCAATCGTTGCTTGGCTGTCTGAGTGCACACTGTACGCACCTAACAGTCAGTGCCCTCTGGGAGGGGGAGCTTTCCGTCCCACGATCGACGAGCAGGAGCGTGGTCTGTACGTCAAAAACGCCAACACTGAGATCTACGCCTCCTACGCAAACTTCGCCAAATCCAATGGCTACAAGGCTGCGGCTAAGCCTCGCTTTGTGGATCGCCTCAAGGAAACGGTTAACAATGTCCTGAAGATCCAAGGCATTGAGCCTAAGTTTGTGAACGGTAAAGCGGTGATTAAAGGTCTACGCATTAAGCCCTACGACACTTCGACTGATCGAGCTGCATCGGGTGACAATAGATTGCCATCACCGGTAGAATTTGTCGCGAACCCCAAGATATGGGACGCGGCTTTCCAAGCTCACGACCCCGCACCGCAAACAGAATCCAAATGAAGACCAGCACACTTATCACGATGCTTGTAGGCATTGGGGTAGCCGGCGCCGCAACGTTTACTAGCCCCTCAGCTGCACCCGCAGTAGCAGCGGGATTTGGTGGAAGCCTGTGTGGCGCCACGCTGCTCAGCAATCGGAAGAAGGACGAGGAAGCAGAAAAAGTCGAATCTGCACGCGTCGCCAAAACCTTCTCGTTTTTATACGAGACCAACCGGGGGATCATCAGTCCCGAGCAGTTGGCTTTTAACGCCGACATTGTTCCTGAACGGGCGGCAGTGTTCCTCGATGCGTTGGCCGACGAACAACGAGGGCAAGTGATTGAGACAGCAAAAGGTAAGATCTATAACTTCCCGCATCCGATTAATGCTCTCGATGAGCTGACTAAAAATGCAAACGCTTGGGCTGAAGCTAGGTGCCAACCTCTGCTGCAGGAGATCGGAGCGCTTCAGCACAAGATGACGGTTCTCCAAGCACAAGCAGCAGTCGCAAAGAACGGAGAGTCTGACTTGCCAAACCAAGTGTTTGCGGCCAATAACAATCAACCTCAGGCACCCAGAGATCCGTGGAATAATCTGCTATAGTTAAAGATACGCGCGAAAGGCGAACTAAAGCCGGGGCCTAATTCAAGCCCCGGTTTCGCTGTATCTAGGGGTTACTCCTCTTCAGAATTCTCCTCCGGCTCAGAGTAGTCAAGCATCTTCAACTCATATTCCTTCGCGATCTCACGCATAATTCCCGGTGTGCGGTACTCGTTGAAGGCAAGCTGACACCCTCCGGCGCATATATTTTTTTCAGAAAATCCCTGATAAGCGAGAACTTTCTCAAAAATTTCAAACCACGCGTGGACGGAGGCATCGATCATATCGGCCTCCAACGTGAACTCATGTCCGGGAAGGGTATCGAGGTCATAGCGAGGGTTCTTGTACGAAATACTTATCTTTAAAGTTGAGGAAGCGGATTCAAACATTTTTGGTCTCCTTAATGTGATCAGCAACAAGATCTAGAAGATAATCCATCACACATTGTTTCTTATCTGCAGCTAGATTAACCAAATGCCAGTAGTCCGGTGTAGGTAAATCAACACTGAGGAGAGTACGAGACGATCCAGGAATGCAGCTGTCGTAAGCCGGAGATTTGGGAAGTTCATTAGGAAACAGGGAGTTGCAAACTTTTCCGATACGCTCTGCTTTAGAGGCGCAGTACTTGTACTCGTCAAACAGAGTGCTTTTAATCAACTCTGAAAGAGATTCGCAGATTTTTTCGTCGTCTAAACACGCGTAAAGACGATCCTGAAAAAAATCAATTGTGTTTTGTTTTTGTTGTTCTTCACTAAACATGAAGCCAGCCCTCCAGGCCGCTGATGGTGGAAGCGGACTCCACGAGTGCTTCGTGGATGACCGGCACACAGTCTGACAGAAGTTCGCCGATTTGCTTAGCGATTATCCTGTGTTCTAACTGAGTGTCAGGACGTGCACGCAAACCGACG